AGAAAATGTGAATCTAATGCCCGCAAAGAAAAAGCTTTAAAATCAGAAACAAAATATTGTCCTGGTTGTAAAGAAAATCATGACAAGTCCATGTTTAATTCAGATCCTTCAAGAATTGATGGTTTATATGGTGTTTGCAAGAAATGTAAATATGAACAAGATAAAAGATATAAGGAAAATCATCCCGATAAAATTAAAGAAATTAATAAAAAATGGATGGCAAAACCACAAAATAGAATAGCACATAATTTTAGAACTAGATTAAGACATTTAATTAAGAGAAATGATAAATCTTCATCAGAATATTTGGGAATATCAAAATATGAATTTAAAAAATGGTTAGAGTTTCAATTTGATGAAAATATGAACTGGAATAACTATGGTTCATATTGGGAAATTGATCATGTAATTCCATGTGCTTCATTCGATTTAACCAATGATGAGAATGCTAAAAAATGTTTTAATTGGAAAAATTTAAGACCATTACAAGTACCTGAAAATAATAGTAAAAATGATAAAATTCTTGAATCAGAAATTAAAAATCACAAAAAAATAGTTATTAAATATCTTAAATATAAGGAAGAAAATAAAGAAATTATTTTATAAAAATCGGTAAAAAATATTGTCTTCAAAGTTGTCTTAATATGATAGGACAGAAAAGTATCATTCCTATCCCAAAATACATACAAGATAGGAAAAACAATTTAGTGGTATGTATAAATGAAATCGATTTTTTTTAAGAAAAATCGTACCACAGATACTAGTCATGCAATAAGCATGGCAACAAAGTCAAATTGCGGGAAACCCCTAAAGTCATAAATACCAAGGTTGATTAGTAATAATTAACTGGCTGAGAGTAGAACTCAGGTTTGGATATTAATCCTAAGGTAAAAATTTTATGAATATATGGGCAATCCGCAGCTAAGATGTTAAAATTTTAACATTGATGTTCAACGACTAAATGGCTTTGGGTTGATAATTATTTGAATGTTAAACATCTATAATTATTAGCTTAAGATATAGTCTAAGCCCGATGGTTTACCATCATAAATATAGCGAAAGCTAGGGTACAAACTGATCGTAGACATACTAACTTCTCTGTTGAACCAATTCAACAAACCTGGAATGGTGCTGCCGAATTCGGTCGTACTGTTACCTGCAACATTAATCGTAATGGTGACCTTATCACCAACATGTATGTTGCTGTCAAATTAGCTGCTGTAGCTGCTGGTGGTACTGCTTGGGGTTATGTTAACAGACTTGGTCATGCCATGATTGAAACCTGCAAGGTTGAAATTGGTGGTTCCAAGATTGATGAACACTATGGTGACTGGCTTAACATCTGGTACGAACTTACCCACAAGGTTGGTCAAGAACGTGGTTATGCCAAGATGATTGGTGATGTTGCTGAATTGACTGATGTCACTGATAATGGTCTCCGTGCTTATCAAATGTACATCCCTCTCCAATTCTGGTTCAACAGAAATAATGGTCTTAATTGCTAGGACAGAAAAGTGTCATTCCCATCAAATCAACATATAAGATGGAAAAAACAATTTAGTGGTATGTTATGGATTTTAAAGAAGCCACCCCTTATTACCAAAATCCATGATTTTATTTAAAAATCACCACAGACACTAGTCATACTTTAAGTATGGCAACAAAGTCAAACTGCTGGGAAATCCTAAAGCTGATGGATACTAAGGTTATTTAGTAATAAATAACTGGCTGAGAGAAACACTCAGGTAAGAACATAATTGTTCTGAAGTAAAAATTCCACAGATTCCACTCTTTTGAGTTAATGGATAATCAGCAGCCAAGATGTTAATAATTTTAACATTGCTGTTCAACGACTAAATGGCTTTGGGTTTATAGTTTATTCTATAAGCTTAAGATATAGTCTAGTCCCGATGGTTTACCATCATAAATATGTCGAAAGACAGGGTATTAACGCGCTTTACCATTGATCGCTTTACAATATCACGATGTTCGTGTTACCCTTAAATTCCGTGATGCTGCTGCTTGTGTCAACTACAATGCTTCAGCTCCAACCAGTGGTGAACTTGCCAACTTGATGGCTGATTCTTACCTTTTGATTGACTACGTTTATTTGGATTCTGAAGAAAGAAAGAGATTCGCTCAAGCTTCTCATGAATACCTTATTGAACAACTCCAATTCACTGGTTCTGAATCCCTCACTGCTGCTTCTAACAAATACAGACTTAACTTCAATCACCCAAGTAAATACCTTATCTGGGCTCCTCATCTTGAACGTTATGCTACCCGTACTGCTTGGGTTGCCTATGCTTTCGATGGTGACTGGGATGCTGCAAGAGACAGATTTGCTAAGGTTATTGCCATGGCTTCTTCCGATGGTTTGAGTGTTGGTGCTAATGTTACTGTTACTAACCCAACTGCTAATGCTGTTGCTGTTGGTGATTTAGTTGAACCAGCTAAGACTGCTTACGCTGGTATTCCTCAAGCTCTTATTGACAAAGTTGAAGTCAAATTTGTAGCTCAATCTACTGCTGCTGGTGCTGGTGCTGTTACAATCGGTGCTGCTAATGTCGCAAGTTTGTTAGACAATGCTGTTGTTACTCGTAATGACTTGACCATGGAAGATATTTCTTCTACTTTGGAACAACTTAAGGATGGTTCTGGTGCTGCTTCTGGTGATGCTGCTGATTTACTTGACATCTTTGAAGTCAATGTCGTCAACTACCACAACTATGGTAACTTCCTTGACGGATCTGACAATCCAGTTTACAATGCTAAACTCCAATTGAATGGTCACGATAGATTCCAAGCCAGAGATGGTAACTACTTCAACTATGTTCAACCATTCCAACACTTCAGCAACACTCCAGCTGATGGTATCAATGTTTACTCCTTCGCTCTTAAGGCTGAAGACCATCAACCAACTGGAACTTGCAATTTCTCCCGTATTGACAATGCTACTCTCCAAGTTGACTGTGGTTTGTACAATGCTTCTTCTACTGGTTATGTCGCTGACTACATCGGTTCTGCTTCCAACTCATTACTCAACATATACACCGTTAACTATAATGTACTTCGTGTTATGAGCGGTATGGCTGGAACTGCTTACTCAAATTAAAAACTTTTCAAGTTTTTACATCTTATTTCACATCATATTATGTTTATAATATATTATTAATTATATATTATCATCATAAAATAATTTAATAAAAATTGAATTTTAATTGATATATATATAAAGAAGTATTTATTTAATATGTTAATGTCAGTTAAGTTCCTCAAATCAGAAAACTATTGTTTAGTCAATGATAAAATTATCCTAGATGTCCAAGATGGACTAAATATTAATAAATTAAAAAATTTAAATAAGGATAGTTTCTTCTTTGATGAAGAAAACGAAATTTGGATTTATCGTAATTATAAATCTAATATACCCTTAATTAAATTATTGTACCCTGAAGAAAAAATAAAAGGTATTGATTTTAAAAATGATAATATTAATGACTATAGAAGAGATAATTTAGTATTAACATTAGATGAAAGATTTATCAATCAATTTAATCCACCAAAAGGTTATGAAATTTTGGAATCTGGTGAATCTTATAAAGTTACTGAAGGTAAATTTGCAGGTCAATATAGAAATATGTATTGGAAAGTTAAAGATTCTGATAGTAATACATTCTATATCATGCATATAAAAGATGATATTTATACTAAGTTCTCTAAAAGAGATATTAAAAAAGTATTGGATTTTAATGGTGTTAGACCTTCATGGTATTTAAATCAAAATGGTTATATTGGTTCCACCATTAGATATAATAACGAAGTTCATAATATTTATCTTCATCAGTTAATTTTAGATGTTCATACTGAAGATTTAACTGATCTCGAAAAAACTGTTGATCATATTAATAGAAACAAATTAGATAATAGAAGAGATAATCTTAGATTAGTTAATATGTCTATCCAAAATTCTAATAGGGATAAAAGCGAAAGAAGATCCGATGCTTGTGATTTACCTGGTGGTTTTACCCAAAAAGATTTACCAAAATATGTTGTTTATCGTAAGGAATTTTTAGATAAAGAAGCTGGTAAATATCGTGAGTACTTTTATATTGATTCACATCCTAAACTTGAAAAAAGATGGGAAACTACCAAGTCTATGGAAGTAACATTAGGTGAAAAGTTAAAACTAGCCAAATTAAAGATCCAACAAATTGAAGGTATTATCGATGAAAAAGAATATCTTAAACAAACTAGTCAAGATAAAAAAATCGATTTACCTCAATATATTAGAATTGCTATGGAAAGAGATAAATATCATTATATCTTTGAAAAAAGAGAAGATGGGAAAAGATTAGGTTATAGAAGGGTATTAAAATCAACTGATGTTCAAAAAGAACTTGATACATTTATTGATGAGGTTAATAAAAAATATCCTGATCTTAAAATAGCTAAATATGCTATTAAAAATAAAGTTAAAATTAATGGCAAAGATGTATCTGAATCTGATGAAAATGAACAGACTAATAATGAAATTAAATTAACTCTTCCTGCTAATTTTTCATTTTATAAAGATACCAAATCTGGATATTATTTCGCTTTTTCCAAAACTATCAATAAGGAGAGATTAACCACTAAAACTAAAGTATCATCAAATAATATTCAAACTGAATTTGATAAATTTATTGATGATGTAAATGTCAAGTATCCAGAACTTAAAATTCCCAAATATAAAATACCTGATATTCCTTCAGATATTAAGATTATTGATGAACATAAATCTAGCAAAAATATAACTGAAACACCTGTTAAAGTTATGGCTGAACAAAATATTGAGACTAATATTGTTGACAACTCAAATAAACAGAAACCAATTATGCCAACTAATTTTTCCATCTGTAGTGTCAATAATGTTGATTATATCCAGTTTTGTAAAAAATGTGATGGTAAACGTATTCAATACAAAACTAAAATTAACTCATATGACCTACAATCAGAATTGAATGATTTTATTGATAAATTGAATCATAATTATAAATTAGGTTTGGTCAAATCAGATTATAAAATCATCAATACTGATGGATGGAAAACAACAAATAAAATTGTGGTCCATGAAGATACCGATGAAAAAATTGCCAATAGAGAAAAAGCTCAAAAACATATCCAAAAGAAGAAAGCTGAAATTGGCGAAGAAGAGTTCAAGAGACAAAATAATCTCAAACAAAAACAATTTAGAGAGAAAGTCAAAGAAAATGAAATTGAACTCTGATTTAATTTAATGTAAAAATTGTATTATATATTTTTTAGATTAAATTAACTTTTATTCCAACAACACCATATGTTGATTCTATTTCTTTAGTATAATATTGCATATATACTCCTACACCTTCATCAATATTTCTTATTCCTGGAAGAACATTTTCTAATCCGTTATCTCTTATCATTGACTCAAATGTTGGATATTTATTTACTTCAATTACTTGTGCCAAAAAACTTTCATTTAATTCTTTATTAAAAAATTTTATTTTTTGACCAGGTTTCATCATCGCAAAATTACTTCTATTTGGTCTTCCTTCAACAGTCTTCTTTCCTTCTTTAATAAAATTAAACCAAGGTAATGATA